AAGAAACAATGGCTTGTGATTTAACAAAAGGCAGGGCAGTACCCTGTAAAGACGTAGTAGGTGGCATTTATGCCGTGTACTTTGTAGACTTCGGTGACTTGGGAACGGTAACCCTCACCAACGATGAGATTACCAACATTAGCGGAACCTTCTCCGCTTACCAATACTTGGTAAAAGGTAACTCATCTTTTGAGCAGACCTTTAACTCAAGTCGTGAGAATGGTACTACCTTTTTCACCCAGACTTTGAATTTGACGTTGACCAAACTCACAAAGGAGGACAACAAAGAATTGAAGCTGCTTGCTTATGGTCGGCCTTATGTTGTGGTGCAAGACTACAACGGCAACGCCTTTATGATGGGTCTGAATTACGGAGCTGAAGTAACGGGTGGAACTATTGTAACGGGTGCGGCTATGGGTGACCTATCGGGCTACACTTTGACAATGGAAGCACGGGAGCAACTTCCTGCTAACTTCATCGCAGGTGCTACCGTTGCTAATCCTTTCGCAGGACTTGCAGGTGCAGTTGAAACGATTGTTGTAGGTTCAAACTCGTAACCTACCGCAAGGTGAAATAGTTGAAGGGGCGCAAGCCCCTTTTCTTTTTCCAACAAATCCAAACTAAAAGGTTATTTATTTAAGATGCATATCCTTCAAGTATCAGCTTCGCCACAAACCATTACGGTCATCCCTCGTGAGTTCGTTTACTCATCAGAGGATTTGGAACTTTACTTTGAGCGTGTGTTGTTTGATGGTGGCACTTTAGAGGCCGAAGGATGCGTTCAGAGCGCAGTTAACGACCTTGATGGCGTTACACTATATTTGATTGATGAAAGCACTAACACAGAGCAAGAAATCAATCCTACAATAACAGAGGCCAATGGCTTTATGGATTTAACCGCAGTTTATACATTAGTCAACAACCGATTCTACGGCCTCAAGTTAATATACGATGGTGACCTAATCTACCGAGATAGGGTATTCGTAACTTCGCAAACAGAATATGACAAATACACCGTGAATCAAAATATCTACACGGAAGAAACAAGCTACAACAATGAGTACATCATCATCTAAAGTCCACGTTGTGAACTTCAGTTCTTACACCACACCTGTTGTAAAAGAGGTGCAAGGCAAGGACTATGTAGAATACGGAGATAACAACGACTACTTCGGCTATCTGATTGACCGCTACAACGGCTCACCTACCAATAACGCTATCCTCAACTCTTTGATGGATATGACCTACGGCAAGGGCTTGGATGCAACGGACTCTGCCAAGAAGCCGAGCGAGTATGCAGCGATGCGTGGCTTGTTTACCAAGTCTTGCTTGCAGAAGGTTGTTGCTGACTATGTGATGATGGGGCAATGCTCTATGCAGGTTGTTTACTCCCAAGACCACAACACCATCGTAGAGGTGCAGCATATCCCCGTAGAGACGTTACGAGCCGCAAGGTGCAACGAAGACGGAGAGATTGAGGCTTACTACTACGCAAAGGATTGGAATGCGGTGAGCAGCAGAAAAGAGACACCTGTGCGCATCCCTGCATTCGGAACGAGCAAAGAGGGACTGGAGATTCTATACATCAAACCCTACCGAGCAGGATTCTACTACTACTCCCCAGTAGACTATCAAGGTGGCCTACCATACGCAGAACTTGAGGAGGAGATTGCCAACTACCATATCAACAACATTCAGAACGGCCTTGCGCCCTCTATGCTTATCAACTTCAACAACGGAGTACCAAGTGAAGAAGAGCGTAGAAGCATTGAGCAGCAGATTGCCACGAAGTTTAGCGGTAGTTCAAACTCTGGTAAGTTTATCCTTGCATTTAATGACAACAAAGACCTTGCTGCAACGGTTGACCCTGTGCAGTTATCGGATGCTGCGGAGCAGTACCAATTCTTGAGTGCTGAAGCAACACAGAAACTGATGGTATCGCATCGTATTGTCAGCCCTATGCTACTTGGCATCAAGGACAACACAGGGCTTGGCAATAACGCTGATGAGCTGAAGACCGCCTCTACTCTTTTGGACAACCTTGTCATTCGCCCCAAGCAGGAGATTATCATTGACGGCATAGACCAAATCTTGTCATACAACGACATCAGTCTAAACTTGTACTTCAAGACCCTTCAGCCTTTGGAGTTCACGGAAGACGTAGTAACGCCTATGGATATGGAGACTCGCGAGGAGGAGACAGGCGTGAAACTATCAAGCCAAGAACCCACCGATGAGCATTTCGATTCGGTATTCACGGAGTTGGAGCAGTTAGGCGAGGTCATCAACGAAGATGAGTGGGAGCTTGTAGATGAGCGACCTGTTGACTACGATGCGGAGGAGGCATTAAGCAAGTACGCATTTGCATCAACAGGCAGCGCATTCCCTAATGCCAAGAGCAGCCAAGACGGAGTGACGGAAGACGGCAAAAGGTACAAGGTGCGTTATGCTTACGCTCCCGAAACTACCAAGACCAATAGCCGTGAGTTCTGCAAGAAGATGGTATCAGCAGGCAAGGTCTACCGCAAAGAGGATGTGCTTCGTATGAGCAGCCAAGCGGTAAACGCAGGCTTTGGTGTAGAGGGAGCAGCAACCTATTCAATATGGCTTTACAAGGGCGGTGCAAGATGCCATCACTTTTGGATGCGCAAGACGTACTTGGCAAAAGGCGAAGGCGTAACTCCCGATGTAGGCAACCCGAATGCAGAGGTAAGTGTAAACAAGGCAAAGAAGGAGGGCGTAGAACTTGAGACCAATCCTACAAACGTAGCGAAGCGACCTGTTGATATGCCCAATCAAGGATTTGTAAACCCACGATAAGATATGGCAACGGCTTTATTTATTAAGAGAGAGGACTTGGTTCGCAACACCGCGATTGGCGGTAACGTGGACACGGACAAGTTTATTCAGTTCATCAAGATAGCGCAGGAGATACACCTGCAAAACTACACAGGTACGAAGCTATACAACAAGATAAGCACGGACATCACCAACAATACTTTGGCGAATCCCTACTTGGCTTTGGTCAACGACTACCTTCAGCCGATGTTGATTCATTGGGCGATGGTGGAGTACTTGCCTTTTGCTGCGTACACTATCGGCAACGGTGGGGTGTTCAAGCACAACTCCGAGAATAGCACTACCGCAGAGAAGATTGAGGTTGACTACCTTGTAGGCAAGGCTCGTGACTTGGCGCAGTACTATACGGATAGGTTTATCACTTATATGAGCTACAACCAAGCCTCGTTCCCCGAATACAATAGCAACAACAATGCTGATGTTTACCCCGATACCGATTCTAATTTTTCAAGTTGGGTACTTTAGATATGAAGAAACAGACCTACACCCCGAAGCGTAGCAACATTATCAAACTAAAGAGTTATTTAGACAATGGGAGTTCAAGGCGATTGGGGACAAGGAGCAGCAAACAATGACATCTTTTGGGGTCAGGCTGCTGCAACGAATAGTATCTCTTGGGGTATGGTTCAGCCATTGTCTTATGGACATCCGACTACGAACCTGTACGGAGCCAACGAGCAAGAGGTGTGGCAATCAATCGTAGAAATTTGGAATACTTGGTCAACAACTTGGAATTAATATGGGAACAACTTTAACGGGGACTACTCCCCAAGACACTTACGATAGCCTTATTAAGGTTACCGACAACGGGCCGTTAAGCGGTACGGCTAAATACCTATCTGATGGATTGGGCAATGATTCGGTTCTTGCTTTGTCTACGGGAGCCGCAGGTATCGCAACCACTACGATTGTATCGGGAACAAAGTTGAGTGTTGGAGGCCCGACATCTACTCTTGGTTCTGCGGGAACTCCTGCGGTTTATTTGACCAATAGTGTTGGTGCTTCGGGAACGGCTCAACAATACGCTACTCTTGGTACTTCGGCAACTCCTATCACTACTTTATTTCGTGGTAATGGTTTGGCGGGTACTACTGCAAATGGTTTGAACATTGACAACTTTGGAGGTTTCCAAGTTCGTGTAAACCAATTAGGCGGAAGCGGTGATAGCATCAACCTTCTTGGAGGCAACGTAGGCATCGGCACAACTTCGCCTGCCGTTCCTTTAGATGTAGTGGGCAACATCCGATCAAGCACGGGCATCCTTTTTGGAACTGACACCGCAGCAGCCAACGCCCTTGATGACTACGAAGAAGGCACTTGGACTATTGGTATCACTTTTGGTGGTGCGTCTGTTGGTGTAACTTCTTCGGGCAACACGGGAACTTATACCAAGATTGGTCGGCAAGTCACGGTGAATGGCATTCTTTCACTTACATCAAAAGGTAGTAGTACGGGCATTGTTGAAATTACGGGGTTACCTTTTACTATTGCCGCAGGCGGTTCAAATTTTTGTGTCGCAAGCCTTTGGTTAAACAGTGTAACTTTCCTTAATCAGTATGTAGGTCGTGCCATACCAAGCACAAATGTATTTAGGATTGAAGAGTTTTCAAATTTAGGCACATTGTCAAACATTACTGATGCTGACTTCGCAAATAATAGCGAGGTATTGCTTTCACTCACCTACTTCGCATAATAAATAAACAACAAACAAAATGATTGAAGAAGTAATCTACATCAGCGACTTTAACGTCAAACTTGACGGAACTATCGCAGTCCGCAAAACCACCGATGTAACCAAAGACGGAGCCGTAATTGCTTCATCGTATTGGCGCACGGTACTCCAAGTCAACGACCCTGCTGCCGATGAGGTATTGGGTGTTGATGGCTACTACCGCACTTTGGCTTCAGATGCTTGGGCGATGATTCCAACGCCCGTAGTGGTTGAGGAGGTCGTAGTTGAGAAAGCCGAGTAAACTATCTTTTGGGAAAACAAAACCCAATGGAACATCTACAACAACGCTTGGATGCTTTGAAGCAGCAAGAGGCGAACCTACTAATGCAATTAGATGAGGTTCGTGTCTTGATTTCAGCATACGAGAATACCCTAAACAATGACAAAGGAGTCGGCTGATAGCGTTGTAACGTCTTGGTCTCTGACAGGCACAGGGCTGCTTGTGAGCTACGTTCACCAAGCCTTTGGGCTTTTGGTATTAGTTGCCTCATTGGGCTACACCTTATGGAAGTGGCGCAGGGACTATCTCAAGGACAAAGGTGCTAATTGAGCGCATCTTCGGCAACCCCAAGACCACGCTTTTAGGGCTGCTAATCATCGCACTATGCTTCGTGCTTGTCTTCTATGAGAAGGCATCGCTCACGGAGGTAAGTGCTTTTATGATGGGTGCATTCGCATTACTATTTCTTAAAGACCCGAAAGATGGCAAAGCAACAAGCGACAAGTAGCCACGTCACAAGGTCGTTAAAATGTGCATTAAGGCGCACTAATTCGGATAATGTCCGATATAAGCATCAAGAAGTTTCACTTTAGTGCAACATACGGCACATTATTAAACTGCATGAATTTTGACGAAATCTTCATGCACTATGCAAAATGAGCATAATGTGTAAAAATTACAAATCTTGATATTAAAAACGTGACCAAGAACTTTAGCCTCGCAGAACTGACCGCTACAAAAACAGGGCTTCCTAACGCTTTACCCAAGCACTTGGAGGGAAACCTCCGTAGCCTTGCAGAAAACGTCTTACAACCTACGAGAGATGCGTTAGGTGCGCTCAAAGTAACAAGTGCGTACCGCAGCCCTGCGGTCAACGCCAAAGTAGGGGGAGCAAAGACCTCGCAGCATACGCAAGGTCAAGCAGCGGACTTGAAGTTTGATGGAGGGAATGAGGTGCTTTTTAATTGGATTAAGG